CTTGAAAGTCTATTGCTTTTTTAAACTTTCTATCAGCAGGGCCGCCTCCTACTAATGGTCCTGAGTAAGACAAGTATCCTGCTGCTGCAAGCACTCCACTTCCTACTGCCATCTTAGCTAATGCTTCCTTCTTCCTTACTCCACCTGCTACCCAATCAGACCTGAACTTAGGGGTTAATGCCCCGAGACCTGGTACTCTCTGTACCGAATAATCTGTAAGGTTGCCTGAGATTCTTATGAAGGGTGCAGCTACTCTACCTAGTGGGAAGTTGTTTACAAGTTTCTCTGCCCCACTAAATGCTTCACCTAAAAATAATCCTGAGTCTAAGGGCTTGGTAAATATATTTTCATCTGCAAAACTATTTGCTGCGAACTTAACACTCTCACTAGGGTTATCTACGAACCCTTTAAAAGCATCTCTATACTCAGGTGATCCAACTTTATGTCCTAGCTCCAACATTTCTCTATGAGCATACTGATGTACTCTTGCTCTATAGTTTACTGTTCTAGCTACTGCATCTTCCGCAAGTAGAGCTTTACCGGGGGCTGTTAGAACTTTGGCTGCGCCCTTAAAGACTGTGCCTAGAAAACTATTAGGATCTAGGCCAACAACTTCAGGTACGATTGAGCTTTCTCTTAAGCTAGGGATCTTAACATTACCTTTAGGGGCTACCCCTTTCATTACCTGTGTAGCATTTGATAAGCCTTCCCATAAGCCGCCCATCAGGGACTTAAGGGCAACATGAGTTTGCCCTCGTACATGAGCGTCTGTTCCTGTCGCAAACGACATGCCTTCTACAATCGCAGACTCTACAACTGCTCCTACTCCGTTAAGGCCGTTTGAAAATATGTTAACTCCATGTGTAGCAGGGCCGGATAAAATATTGTTAATCCAAAGTTCATAAAGAGCATCTAACTTTTTCTTGTCAGGTGTGCCAGTAAGTTTTTCAGTAATTTTAGCTGCATCCACATCTTTTAAAACCTGCTTAAACATTGCTGCGCTTTCTCTCAAGCCTTCACTACCGCCTTGCAGCTTCATAAACTCATCCACAGCTCTGCCGCTTGCACCCATATTGTCTATTATGTTTCTCTTTTGTTTTAGTACCCTAGCTGCCTCTGACACACCTGTCTCTAGTGAAGCGTGAACTTCAAACAGTCTGTTTCTTGCGTCAGCAAATACAAACAACTCTTCGGGTGTAGCGTTTTCTATATCTTTAGGTATGGCCGTTTCAAATCGTACAGTAGCTACCTCTAGTTCACTTTGCATAGCTATCAACTCTTTCTGGTCGATTGTATCAGGCAGTTTTCTTTTAACTACCTCTTCTAGTGCGGGCCTGTTCTTTATTATTTTACTGGCCTGTTTTTTAGCTTCTTTGTCTGTTACTATCCCACGCTTAGCTACCTTATGTAGTTGCTCACCGTTAAGTAGTAATCCCATTTCTTCAGCTTCTTGTTGTATATCAAATACAGATTTACCTTCAGGATCTATGTCTACCAGTTCTTTTATCTTCGCCGGATCTGCCTCTGGCTTAGGTGCGGGTACAGGTTTTGGAGCGCCTAGCTCTCCGCCCATCGGTATCCCTTCACTTCCTACCTTAGCTTGCTGGGCCATCTTAGCCTTAGTACCTTTAGCATTTTTAACAGCCTCTACTGAATCAGTAAATGCGCTGGCTAATTTCTTAACTGCCTTAGGTGAGCTTACCATTCCCCTACCTATGCCTAAGGTAAGTACATCTACTACCACACTCTCTAAAGCGTTCTTTGCTCTTGATGTTAGGTCAGAGTCCTCAGGGTCAGTAGATAAAAATCTTGATACAGGATTAGATAATCTCGGCTCACTCTCAACTAAATCTGCAAGCCTCTCATCTTCAGGATCAATAGCAGCAGCACTAAGTAATGAAGCTCCGGCTATTGCCTTGCCCATTCTAGCTAGTCCCTTGCCCTTAGTAAGTATACCTATTCCTGCAAAGGTTAGTACGTATCTTCCTATAAACCTTGATGCTTTCTCTGTGTTATTCTTAGGTGGGCCGAATGTTCTGTCTACGTAGTCAAAATGATCGTCTTCGTCTAATATATTCCCGTCACCAAAACCTAATTCAGCAGCATAGTTCTCTGCCTTATCAAGTGCGCCTACCGCTAAGTTAGCTGCACCTTCAGCAACTTCCATTAGGCCTATGCCCATTTGTTTCGTCGCGCCTAATACTATTTCTCCAGCAGGTGTGCCAGGATCTACTACAGCCGTAGGACTCATATTTCTAATCGTGTCCCATACCTCGTTACCTTTAGCCTCTTCTTCCTTTACAGGATCAGCCTCTTTCTCAGGTGGTAACTCATTGGTGCCGTAGTTTACACCTAGTAAATCATCTAGTTCTGAGTCACCGGAATTAATATCATTTTCCATTTACTTTTTCCTTTAATGAGCTGTCGCCTTTTAATATGGCATCGTACTGACCTTGAGCTTCAAACTGCTTGATCTTGAAATCCATAGCTCTTATCTCACGTTTAAACTGGTTCTTTACTCCCTTATCAACTTTACCTTTTTTCATTAACGCTCTAAAATTTTTAGCTCGTCTGTCTCTTTCTTTACTAAGGGATGCTCCATCTTTTTGTAAACTAGCAGGTATCCCAGGTAGTAATACAGCAGCCCCCCTACCAAGTAATTCACCAACAGCAAGAGCCATTGCTTTCTGTGGTTTGATTCCTTGATCTCTTAAGTTCTTAGCCCTTAGGTTAATTGTATTAACAAGCTGGAGGCGCTTCTTAGTGTATGTAGTTCCTCCGCCTTTAGTTTTAACGAAGGGTACGACTACCGATTTAAGGTACTGATCTGATAATTTTAACTCTTCTTTATACCCTGGATCTGTTGCTGCTCTTTTATCATTCGCAGCTAGCTGAGAGAAAATTGTAAGGGCATCTTTGTGGTTCAGGGTTCTACCCATGTCGTTAAATATCTCAGGCAACATCTTCTTTAGAGTCTCGCCTTTTAGGCCTCTAAAAATATAAGAAGCTAACTTAGATGTACTCACATCTTTGCTAACATTATCCGACTTAGTTAATAAAGCTCTACCCATACTAAGCGGCATCACTCCTGATTTCATTAGTTTGTTTATATTTTTCTCAGCTAGAGCCAATGCTTCAGGTGTCTTAGATGCGATTATTTCTTGCAGAGAAGTTACTCCTGCTTTTCCCGCTTCTTCTTTCTGCTGACGATCTTGTACTTTTAATTTACGATCTTCTCTTTTATATTTTGCATTAAGTACTGACTCTCTAGTTGTTTTTAGTACTGAAAGAAGTTCTTTTCTTTGTTTGTTATTAAAATGCTGAGATACAATAGGAGAGTTGATTGCTTCTTTAATTTGTTTGAACTGCCCTTCTTCCGACATGCTTACAATCGCAGCCATTACTGCCTCTTTCTTGCCAGCTTTTTGTAGCTTGTCTTGCGCCGCAGTAGGGAAAGGTAAATCTTTTACATATTTATCATAGTCTTCTAGCGCCTTAGGTAAATTAGATACATCTTTAAGTACGTGTAACGATACTAATGATTTAAACCTTTCTGTTCTAACTAGGTAGCTGTTATTGTATCTCTCTACTTCTTTATCTTTAAGTTCGCCTCTAGCTTTTAGTGACGCGCTTAATGCAATACTCTTTCCTTGTCCCTGTTTTTTTGCTGACAGTCCTTCTAATCTTTTGTCCATGCCTCGGTCAAAATTTTCTTCAAACTCTGGAACAAGTTCACTGCCATCTTCTGCTGAGGCTTGATTTTTTAAGGCTTTCGCTTTAGCGTTCTGGCCTTCTATCTTGCCGTAGTAGGCAGCTTCTTTAGCGAACTGCTTATCGTCTAACGCTTCTTTAGCTTTATTGTACTGATCTAATGTGCTCCCTAGTTGTTCGACAGTTTTGCCGAATCCGGAGATAGCCTCCCCCTCTAATCTAGCTGATGAAGAGGAAATAGCTGTGACAGGCGTTCCCTGTCCAATCCTTTGCTTAGGTCTGTTTGAAGGTATGCTAGCCATCTTATGTATCCTCGTCTAAAAAGTAGTTGTTTATTGATGGTAGAGTCGCCGCTCCCATTCTAGCTGCGCCTGAAGCGATAGCTAAATTTCTCATCGACGTGCTACTTAACTGACTTGCCACACTCCTAGCATTATCAGCTCTCATCCCTGCAAGGGTGGCTGTACTTCTGCCTTCAGCAGCAATAGCAGCTTTCTCTCTTCCTACTTGGCCTTTCACTCCCGCAATCTGTAATAAAGCAGATCCGCTTATGTCTATACCAGCTTTTGAAAAAGCAGACACTTGATCTCCTATAAAAAAATCGCTCTCGTCCTCAAATAAATCTTGCGCTCTACGAGTAGCTTGTTCAGCTTGCTTCTTCTGCATGTCAAAGAAAGCAGCGTTCTGCCTTTCGGCATCAGCCTGGGCTTCGTTAGCCTTTATCTGTCCAAATACTTGCAAGCCTATACCTGCTACTAATAATCCCTCAGCCATTGATTAACTTCCTTAATAAATACTGATCTTCGCCTGTAGGTCCAGAACATTTTAACTCTGCCTCTATCTCAAAGCCAAGTGATATATGTTGTTTAAGTGCCAGGTCGTTGTCTCTAGCTATTAAAGACTGTACTCTCCTAGCTCCTAGTTCTTCTACATGCCCATTAATTAATTGTTTTATAGCCTTATGATAGAACAAAGGAAAGTCTTTAACTTCCTTGCCCGCCAGTGCCCATACGCTTAATACACCCCTAGTAGCCTCAGTACACCCTACTACTGCTATAGGTTTATTACCTACAACTAGTGTATATACAGCATGATTGTGATGCATACACTGGTCCTCTACTCTTTGAGCAGCGTCCTCAGCGTAGCAATCTAAGGGATTAAGAAAGTCTATATGTCCAGGTCGGTAAGGTATAACTCGCTTATTAATCACCAGTTACCCCCCTTACAGTTACCGCTACTAATGAGCAGGGTAGTGGAGCAGAACTTTCTAAGTAAAAAGTAGCCTGTCTGTTGCTGTCTAAATCTAAATCTATACCGTAGTCCCCGTCAATTATTCCTGTCTTAAGTGGGATAGGATCGGAGATGCTATCACTAGCTCCTCTGAACTCTATAGGGTCTACATTACCAACGTCTGATCCAACAGAAGCGTTTGATGATTTATAAAATCTTGGGAAGGCTTTATCCAGTCTTTTAATTCCGCCCTGCGCAGAGCCTATTGCTGAGCCGTCTTCTGTTTCCATTAATTCTAATACTGCTGTGTAGCCGTATCCTATTAGTAAATAATCACCAGCTTCGTCTAAGCTTATAGCGCCGCTTGCAACTGTCTTAGCTGCCTCAGCTATACCATCTCTTAGGATAGCTACTGATTCGCCTTCGTAATCGTCTAGACCTTTTACCGCAGTAGTTCCGTCCCAGTAAAGTAACGGCTTGTAATCTGCTGTGTGCTGTACTGTTGGGTAAAACTGAACGTCTTTTATAAATCCGTCTGCCGCTTCTGCACCTGTATAATCAGATCCTATTCTAAGTAAATCAATGCCTGTGTCGCGTGTACCTGTAGATGTATCTGTCGCACCTATCTGAACACCGTTTATAAATACTCTAGTAGCTCCATTAGTTAAGTCGTAGTTTAATTCTATTTCTACAAACTTACCCCGGCCTATGCCACTCTCCATTATTGTTCCGAGATTGTGGCCCGTTAATACGCCTAGAGTAATGTCATTTATTATATTTGATCCAGTACTGTCTTTAATAGTTAGATGTAATTCTTCATAAGTGCCAGGTTTTTGTAGCGACAGCTCTATTAAGTTGTCCGCATCACTATCAGCCTTAGCTATGGAGAATAAAACAAACTTAGCAGCTAGCTGCCCAAAACCAAAGTCAGGTTTGAATAACATTCTTACACAGCCTACTTGTGCTGTGTCTACGTTAGATGTTCCGTCATAAGAAACGTACTTAACGCCTCCGCCTGATAGGTCTAAAAATCCCGCAGGTGTCGCTGGTGAACCTGTCCCCGTTCCTGTAGCTGTGCCTGCTGATGAATCAGCATCTAAGCTTGCATCATAGCTCGCGTAAAAATCAGGTTCTTGCTTAACTAAAAGTTGAGCGCAATCTAAAAATACAGGATGATCTTCTATGTCTACAGAAGATACCGCTACCGCGCTGCCTGTAAACTCTGCCCCTATGTACTCCAGTGTAATCTTAGTGGCGTTATTTACGCTTCTCTCTACTAGCATCCAAAGTTCATCGTGTGTTCCTGATGCCGACTTATTGACAGCTATAGAAATAACTTTAGGTACTTCTGTATCACCGTTATCGCTATGGCCGCCTAAGGCATGATCGTGAAAAGCTGTGATGCTGTTACTCTCCGATCTCGTAAATCCGTATAAATAATTATTAGTGTCTACTACCCATACAATTTCATCGTTTGATTTTTGAAATACAATCTGTTTAACTTTTCCTAGTGCGGCTCCTGAAAAAGCATCTAAGCTTTTGCGGGTAAAATGCTCGCCTAGCATAGTAAGTTCATTTGATATATAGCCGTTAGCTTCTCTACTATAAAAGAAGTCTCTTATTTTTTGACCGCCGCGCTGTACGAAGAAAGGTTTAGACCCTACGTATGGTCCTTGTATCGGTTCAGATCCATAAGAAGTTTCTACCGATACTTGTATGTTTAATGCACCTAAAGATTTTGTATTATCCGGCGCAAACAAACTAAACTCTGTGTCTCCAGTTCCAAAAGCAACCCTGCCCTGAAAAGGTTTTATCCAGTTTATTTCTGATAGCTTACCTACGTTTAAGGTAAAATTAAAATGATCGTCGTTTGTACGGGCTTCTGTTAGCTGATGGTCCACTTCTTCTTGTGTCATCTGAAACAAGTCACCTTCTTGCGATAGCCAGAACGTATCTGGCTGATGATTTGTTCCGCCGTATATAACTCTACTACCTACGTGCGCTACTGTTCTAGGCCATCCTCTCACATTATTCCAGGCTGATTCATACCATGTTGCATACGCTGTTGTTCCTGGGAGTGTTGAAAGCACTAATGCCGCCACACTTGTGGTAGAGGAAAAAGCAGATACAACTGCATAACCTACGTTACCTGAGCCGTCATGTATCGCGTAAACTGTTCCTACACTAGCTGCTACAAATAAAGCTGCGCTTGCAGTTAATGTAGTTGAGCCTGTAGTAGCCGCAGCAGTTATTGTTATGCCTGTTTGATTCAAGTCTAAGTAAGGTAGTGTTTCCCATGTCGCTGCATCACTAAACCCTGAAGATCCAGCGTAAGGAATTATTTGAAACTCGCCGTCAGATCCGCGCTGTATTATAAACGGCGGGTAGTCTGGGTGAGTTATATACAAAAAATCACCGCGTTGCGAGTACTGAAATTTAGATGTGTCCGCTGTAGTTGCGTAGCCTTTATAGCTATTATTCTTTGAAGAAGTAAACCCAGTTATAGTAGCTGTTATTGTATTCGCAATAAAGTATTGCCTCTTTGTATTCATGTCTATGGCAGTACACTCAGCTACACTGGGGCTAAGTATAATCATAAACTCTTGTCCGTTAGACTGTGAGTAAGGTATGAGTAGCGAATTTGAATTGTAGGCGGCATGAAAAAATGTACCAGTTCCTGTTGCATTCAAAGCGTTTATTAATTTAGTTCCGTATCTTTTAGTTATTCCACCACTAGGTATATTTATGAAGTTCTTTAATTGCTTGCAGCTCTTACGATAGGATTCTAAATCGGTACGCCCATCAACCTTACGGCTAACTTCTCCAAACGTAAAACTACTTATATGACTTCTATACTTCGGCATTAGAACCTCACGTCAATCCATTCATTAGCTTCTACTTCGTCGCGCTTACTCTCCTGAGCATCAAACGACCTAGCTTCACCCACTTCCATTTTATACGCTGCAAGCATATCTTTAGCTAGCGACCTTGAATTTGTAAGGGCGTAAGCCATGTCCGCTGCAAGTAAGAAAGCCAGTGCTTCCTCAAAGTCTTCAGGAAAAACTGTTGTGTCAGTTATATCTTTTAAGTATTTAATTTTTAGTGCAGTGGAATCTGTAACTATTACTTTGTTGCCATCTACATTGTTTTCTAATTCCCACTCTTGCCCCTCTAGTAAATCTGTTTCTAATACTCTAAGCACATCACTAGGAAGTAAGAACTCTGTTGAGTATTTGAATACGGGGGTATTAACTGTTGCTGATAAAGCAACTCTTCTTATAGCAAAATTCCAAGGATGCGCCCTTAGAAGTTTCTTTCTTAATCTGTCATACTGTTGGTTACACAATTTAGCGGCTTTTGAATCATCGTTTAGAGCAGCTATTCTAGCGGCACCAAGTTTCACAAGCGCACTGTTACAAATATCAACCGAACTCGTAGCCATCGGCAACCCCCTTTAATTAAAGGGCCTCCCTTACAGGAAGCCCTCAAGTTAGTTTCCGACTATTCTACAGAAATGATTATTACCACTTCTAAAGTATCGCCACCAGCATCTGCTGTAGCTTCAGTGAAATCAGCTTGAACTTCAACAGCTCCGCTAAATTTCTTCATGTAGCCAGCAACAGTGGATAACATTTTTTGACGTACTAGAGCTGCGTTACCTGGATCAGCTAGAGCGATAATACCATTAGCGCTCGCAGCTTCTACAGTTGCGCCATTTTCACCAAGTTCAGCGGAAGCCGCCCAACCTAAATTAAATATGCCTGTAGCTCCAGATGCTGGCATTGAAGCTTCGCAGTCCAATAGTCTCGCACCTTTAGGGATTGTCATTAAGCGAATAAGTCCAGATGTACCGAACTCATCAGAAGCGTCTACGGAATAGCTATCGTATATTACGCGTAGCTTGCCGTATTCTTGTGAGACATCAATCTTAACAGAAGGATCAGCTTCTTTGTTTGTTAGATTGGCACCTTTTACAGTTGTTAAAGTAGCCATAATTTGTTTCCTCCGTTAAGGTTTATTCGGTAGCAATACCGATTACAACTTTATTTTCTTCCATTCTTGTAGCACCAATACCCATGCTTACAAATACTTGAGTTGAATATGATTTAGTGCTTAAGCGCTCAATCTCAACTATAATATCATCAGCAGTAGCTAGTAACAAGCCATCTTGTGCCCAGAACACACATCTTCTTGACCCAATTACAGAAGAACCTGATCCGGCTGCTCCAGTAGTTGTGCTACAAGAAAGTGCGTCTACTTGTAAGTCTAATCTCTCAGTACGTACAAAGTTAAAGCCCATGAAAGTGTCAATGTCTCCCATTACTAATGCTCTGACTGTATTAAAGTCTGCGCTAGTAACTTCAGTTTCTGAAAGAAGAGACTCTAACTGAGAAGAAGTAATTGCTGCGTGACGTGCGATGCTTTCATCAACGTCATTAGCGTCAAACTTCTTTTTGATTCTACGAAGCCATTGTACGTTAGCATCAGATAATGCTGAACTGGCTACAGAAGCAAGCTTCTGAGAGTTGCCTAATGCAACTTCAGTTCCGCCTTCTTCTCCGCCATATGCTGAGCCGTTAGCCTTTTCGATGATCAAGTCATCTTTAGACCTTCCGAATGCCCACATTGCTGCTTGTGCATACGGACCAGCAGGATCTTGTAACAATCTACGTAGATCAGCTTTGTCAATTAAATCAGCCCATTCGTAGTCTTTTAGCGTTACGCGTCTACGAGAATGAGGTGTATCCATTTGTGGAGTATCGCCGTGACGTACAGTTTTAACTACTGCACTAACTTCTCCGATTCTATCATAATATGCTTCTTTTCCATTTTGACTTTCGCGTCTTACTTTATCTTGTAAGCGCGAGCCTTTTTGTTGAGACAGGTGGAATACTTCGCTTCCATACTGCTTAACAAAGGCTGTGGTGATTTCGCTAGACATAATTGTCCTCCGATTTAAGGTTAGTAAAATATACAATTTGTTGAACTACCCTATAATCAGGATTCAGATATGCGGACCGCTCGCTGAGTGGTCGGGAACTAGAAGTCTACCCCTAAGGTAATTTTTTACCAAAGGGGAATTAATTGCAAGTATTATTTTCAATTATTCTGGATAAGCCACTTTGTAGAGGTTCGATACTTCCTCTTTGGCTGCTTTATGGTTCGGGTGGCTGGCATTTCTATATGCATGATCTGCATTGCCTTGAATCTCTCTAGCCTTATTTAAAGCGTCCTCAGGTGTTAATCCGCCTAATTTACCTTGTCCATGTCCTACAAACTGATCCTCTGTCAAAAGTTTGGCAGCGTTAGCCAGTAACTTGACGACTCTTGGGTCCGCCCCAAGTCCAGCTTCTAGGAATGCTTCGCGGTCAGCTTTCTCAGGCATGAACTCTTTAAAGGCCACATTAGCCTTAGTAACCTGTACGTCATACTGCTCGCCCCACTCTTTCTTTAGTCCAGCTACTTGTTCGTTATAGGCAGCTTCGCTTTGAGTATTGTTCACCTCGCCTATCTCTATGCCAGCTTTATTAAATTCATTTACTAGTTTTTCAAACTGCCAAGGTAGTACGCCTGAATCATGCGCAACTGCTTTCACTTTGTTAAGTATATCTTCATTGATTGCAGCGTCACCTTCTAGATTGTATTTATAATCTTCAAGCTTTTCAGGGTTACCTAGCTTTCTATATACGCCTTTCCAATCTTCTGGAGTTGCGTGCTTATCTGGTATTGCAATCTTCTCTTGACCAATAGCTTTCTGCCCATTGATGTAAGAATTTGTAAGACCTTCTAAACTAGTAATGACTTCCATAGACTTATGTCCACGTAAATCTTCAGGCAATGCTGCCTTAATCTGATCCCAAGATAATGCTCCTGGTGCTGCACCTTCCTCTACTGGTGCTGCTGCACCTTCCTCTACTGGTGCTGCTGCACCTTCCTCTACTAACATAGTCCCCTCCTAATCTATATAGTCATCGTCGTCTTCAGACTGACTTGTTAATTGTGTTTCTAACTTTTTTAAATCAAACCTTAATCGGCTACACACTTCTAAAACTACAGAGCGTCTGCCTTCATTAAACACAGTTGCATGGACATCACCCTCTATAAAAGAAGGTTCCATCATACCGCACTCTTTCATCATCCTGCGCAGTACGCGCTTTCCATGTGGCGTGGTAAATGTTCTTTGATAATCGGCTAATGTAGCCAGCGTCTTTTCCTGTCTAGTACTCGGTGTCTTGGTCATCTTATCCTTGGTTGTTAACTACCGGAGCTACCTTACTAACATTCTCAGCGTCCATAGCGTCTTGTTGTTGTTGTAGTGCTTGCTCCTGTGCTTCTTGTCTAGATATTCTAATTTGCTCTATCTCTTGTGGTTTACGCAACACCTTTTGCGGCGCACCATAAACATCCCAGTTATGTCTGAAGTATTCATCAGGATCTAAGTTGTCCCTGATTTCAGGATAGATTTCCATAGCCACTTGATTTGCCTGCCAAGCACGCATTAATGACTGACCTTGGTCAACTCTCTGCGATCGCGCAATAGGGCTAGTATAAATAACATCTAAGTCAATGTCCTCAATCTCTGGAGGAGGATTACCTATTAGGTCTCCCTCGTTATCCTTTAAAACCATTATGTCAATAACTCTATTAATTAATGGCTTAAGGAACTCATGCTGCTGTCTTCCCAACATAGGGCCGAGAAATCTAAACTGCTCCTCGATTCTTTGTCCAACTTCCATCTGAGTCATTCTGTCGTTCTGCTCTAAGTTCAAACGATCAACAAAAAATGCAGACTTAATCTGTGATTGTCTGTCTCTAGTTACTTCAAAGCCAATGTCGATTCGGGTGTCGTTATATATAGTCTCTATACGATCCTTACTGCCAGCTCTGTAATAATGTAGAGATCCGGGGATAGTTTGCTTAGGTGAACTAAAGCCATCATCAGGAACCTGTAGAGGCGGATCAACCGCTTTCTGCGCTCCCTTAATAACTGTCTTAGCCATTAGGTTAAGTGTCTTAGCCTCTGGTAAAGCGTTCATGCCAGGGCTTCTTCCATAAGTTTCCCCGGCAACCTTAGTCCAACGAGGAGTTACATAAGGAAATGATCTGAAACCTTTTGTATGTATCTCTTTTTTTGTGTCTTTAATTATGTATTGGGAAATGAAAGGGAAGGCTGCTTTCTTTACAGGATGCATCTCTTCTCTATATACAGAATGAATTATCTCAAACATTGTACTGTCTGTTTTTTGTAAGGCTCTCCAAACTGCTGAACCGAACTTAGCTTCAATAGCTACTCTATCATCTAGCTTCATGCCTTGTCCGAACTCTTCAAAAATTCGCATTGCACTCCACTTAAATGTTCTGTGTACTTCTTCCACTCTTCCTTTATTGCTTTCAACCAGTTTTATTTCGTCAATGAAACGCGTGCCGAAAGAAATAATATCACGATCATCTTCTTCGATAATCATAACTGCTGTACCTATAGTTACTAGGTCCAGGTATAATTCATGTACTTCCGTCTGGAAGTTTGATCTGTTTAAAACATCATGTACTCTTTGTGTAAACTCTTGTAGGTATTCTTTGACTTCCGGTATTTCATTTAGCTCAGGTCTGCTTGCTATTAAGTCAAACCATGTTTGGTTCGGGTTAGTAAGCATCCCATGTAATACACCCGCAAGCACATCTGCCGCTACCATCGCGGTGTTGTCAAATATTGTCATGCCCTTCTTAGAGCCTTTAGCGCTCTTGTTTACTACGTCATTTTTTCTAGGTAAAATATAATCATATAACTCTTGCCAGTGTGTCTTCCATACTCCGAGATCAGCCTCAAGGCCTTCCACAGTTTTAATTATTTGATCAACTGACTTTTTCATTATTACCTCAAGAAATTATTGTTGCGGTTATTGGATGCAGCTATTGTCTGCGTTCTTCCTGGTTGGCCTAGCATAGTCTCGAACAATGCTTGAGTGTTCTGTCTAGCCTTGAATACTGGTTCGACGCCTTCCCGCGCCTTTGCTAGCGTAGCTCCTATGCTATTGATTCCTGCCATACCTATAGGATTAGAAGTAAGGCCTCTGCTAAGTTCTGCCTTAGTTACATCGGATATTGTTTCATCTCCCTGAATCTCACGGAGAAGGTTGTTGCCATGCCCCTTAACTGCTATCCTTCTTTTACGCGCTTCTGCCGCTCTATGCCTGCCACTTCTTCCCGCAAAGGGGTTTATATCATCGAAAAAGCCCATAGTCACACCTCAAATACATCATAATCCGTTTCCTGAGCAGAAGGCAACCTTTTTCGTTTGTCTGCCATTTCACCTTCTTCGCCCGTATAACCAACCGCAAAAGTCCTGAAAGCATCGGCTCCATGTGATGCCCAGTTATGCCTCGGCCTAGGTTTGTACACACCCTCACGATGATCGAACACCCTCTCGTAGCTCTTTAAACACTCTACACCATAGTCTGTCTTGGTTTGATCAAACCAGAACTTAGGTAACAATAATCGTGACGCACTGATTCCATTTTCAGGTGGAAGCTTAGCTACAGCCTCTATCGTTCCTTTCAATCCTAGTCCAGTTAATGTTTCAATTCTAGACTTTCCGGTACCTAGTTCACGTACCTTTCCATCATGCGGAAGGTAGTGATGATGGTAAATGTAAGGTTTTGACTGAAGTTCTTTTACTATCCAATCGAAACCTTTACCACTTACTTCGAGATAATCAATCGCCCTAAGCTCTTTACCTACCTGCTGAATAAACCAGATTGCTGTTGAGTCATCTATACCTAGATCCCAACCTGTCATAACAGGAACCGCTGGCTCATGTGGTACAGCCGCAATCCTTCCTTCTTTAGCTAAGTAATTAAACTGATGGGCGTAGTACGCACCTGTAAGCCCAGCACTAAAGCTGCACTCGAACTCTTGGTCATACTCTTCAGGCGACATAGTTGCTCTTGCTGCTTCTAACTCTGACAAGGCTACTACACCTGTCTCCGAAGCTTTATAAATAGCAGTAAACCAGTCTTTGCCTTCGTCACCTAACTTCTTAGCTGATCTGTATATTTTATGAAAATGGTTACTACCTTTCGGCGTACCAATAAATATAGCCCAACCCCTACGATCAGAAAGAGCAGGACGAATGACCTGACTCCAAATAGTTGGATCACATTCAGCGTACTCATCGAGCAAGCACCCGTCGAGATAGATCCCTCTAATACTTCCAGGGTTCTCTGCACCCAGTAACATAAATCTAACTCTGTCATTTCCTGCCTCACTCTCACGTCTAATATCTACACGTAGCTCTGCTTCATTGATGGTTGCTCCAGGTATGTTACGACAACTATCCTTAAGCATATCCCAAGCCACCCTCTTAGCCTGCCCGTATGTCGGAGCTATGTAGGCGTATT